TGCTAATGTTTCAGGGTTGGTTTCAGGATTCATATTGATGATAGTTACAATACCAAAATCTGATTGATATACATCAACAGATAATTTGATAGTTGAGCTATTGCCATCATAGTTTACGTTACGAATACCGTGTGGAGCTGCTGCTGAAGTTTGGTCTGCACCGAATCTAGCGAAGTCTGCAATTTGTCTACGTAGAGTTGTATCTGCAATAAGAACTAAGTTGTTTGCTTCACCATTTTCACGGTAAATGCTACGAATTAGAGTATTGAGCATAGTTTCTGTAAACGCATTAGCAGTAGTGTTTTCTGAATCACTTGGAATAGTATAATCAGCAGGTACATCTGAACCCGGTGATGTGCTAATCCATTTTCCTAATCCACGCATTTTGTAAGGTAGTGCTCCTGTTTCTGCTTGACGGTCTTCGTCACACAGAATAGTTGCTTCAACGTCACGTTTTAGTTCGCGGATAGCTTTTGCTTCTGCTTGTGCTACTTTAGCAGGTCCAACTGAATCTACAGCTTCCTGTAGGTCAGAAACCATAAAGTCACGACGGAATTTTTGTATGTAGTTACCTAGACGTGCTCTCTTAGCGAATTTATCGCTGAAAGTAGTTACGTCTGCTCCCTCTGATACACCTGTAATACTAGGTGTGTCTAGGGAATCGACAGTCCACTCAACAAATGTGCTTGATGCACGTTGTTTGTTAGCAGACGAAAGAGCTGGTGTTTCCTCTGGTGCAAGAATAGTTAACACGTCGGTCAAATCCTCGCGGTTAGAAACACTAGACCCTTGTGCACTTGTTGAAGTGCCAACCGTTGGGTTGAATGTATCTGATATAGCCATTTTTTATTTTAATTTAATTGTTTTGATAATGCAATGTGCGAAGTTTGATGAAATCATCTTTTGTTCCTGAATCTTTGAAACGACTGCTCAAGTCAGACAATGCTTTTGCTCCTTTTGTAGCACGATTTGTTTGAGGTGCTGAACTTGTCCCCGTTTTGGGTGGGTCTAGTTTTACTTTACTTTTCGTTGGTTCAACTAACTTTCTACCGTAGATACTGTTTGCAGCGTGTGCAATTATGTAATCGAGTTGAGAGCTAATATCTGGGTCAACACTTGTTTTAAGTGTTTTGAAACGATTATCGTTTATCATAGCTTCATATCTCACACGAACATCATTATCTTCTCCAGAAAGCCACGGTAATTCTTCTTTTGCTTTTTCAGCATAAGCTTTTTCCATTTGAATCGAACTTTCTTTAGCCTTTATTATGTTTAGTTGGGCGGGTAAATATTTGTTTCTACCTTTACGTGCATTTAACAAAGCGTTTCTGACTTCTTTTTTTGTTAAGGATTTACCCTCAACTTCAGTCACAACATCATCTGCTGATAGCCCATCGGATTCGAATATTAATTCCTCTGCCCACTCTATTACTCCATCAAGTTCTTCTGCTTTATTTTTGATATCATCTATAGAAGCAAAATCTTTATATGGATTGTCCTCTATAGGTTTTTGCGGTATGATATCATCTTGTTTTTGCTTTAATTGTTGTTGGAGTTGTGCTAATTGTTCCTCTGCAGCTTTGCGTTTAGCAGTTAATTCTCCGAATCTTGCTACTGCTCTACTGCCCAACTTTTCTGCTAGTTCCCTTAAATCTTGTTCAGACATTTCGTCTAAATCGTACTGTGAAAGAACATCGTCATTAGACGTAGGTTTTGTTTCTTGTTCCTCTTGAGTTTGCTCTACAGCCTCCTCTTTTGGTTCTTCTGTTGCCTCTACCTCTGTTCCCGTAACCTCTTCCTCTTCACTAGTAGGCGAATTTTGCACCTCTTCTAATGGTTGTGGTTGAAGTTGTTTTAACCTTCTATTGGTAAAATCACCAATTGTTAAGTTGTTTCCGCTGTCATTTTCTTTTAGAGCTGCAGCGACTGCTCCTTTAATTTCATCTGTCATAATTTGTCCACTTTCTTACGCCAAGCGATAGCGATAAATAGATTATAACATACTAACCAAATCTCTTTTCGAGCACTCGGTAATTAACCAATTGTAATATTTGGTCGTAGGTTAAAATTTGCCCACTAATTTGTTGTATTTTTTCAACAGGAGCGTTGTGAAGCTCTGTTATAGCCTCTTCTCTTAAATCTCTTATAGTTCTAACAAAAACCCCAAAACTTTCGTGATTTGATAATGCCTGTAATGCTTCTTCTAAACTCATAAATATTGTTTATCTAATTCTTCTCTTGTTGCTATTGGTATATATAATTCATTCGGTCCTGCAGCAGGTGCTAACGGCAATTCATTTACCTTCATATATACAATTCCTTTTTCTCTGTTCTTTTTACCTGACCTAAAAAAATCTTTTTGCATAGTGTCGTAAGTATATACAGGGTCATTAAATAATTTTGCATCTTGTATTCTTTTACTAGCAGTCCCACCATTATACCTAAATATTTCTTCACCACCATCTGTAGCATCACCGTACAAACTATCTCTAAAATATTTAATTTGCGACTCAGCAGAGTCTTTCATAGTATTTCTTTGAAGGTATTGTCTGTAATGTATTTTTTTATTTGGTGTAAGTTTTCCTTCTAAGTCTTTAAAATAACCTGATTCATATTGAAATAACCCATACGCACCATCTTTTCTACCTCTTTGAGACGTAGTGTAATCATAAGTACCATCGGTTTCCCTACCAATATGACCCATAATAGCTACTTGTTCTGCAGGGTTGTCAGGAAAATACTTTGTTACTAATTTTAAAACTTCATTATAGTTTTTAGAATTAGTTTTTGTTATTTTTTTTAAACTATTTTCAAAATTAGTTGTAGTATCTAAATCCATTAAAGTTGTTGTGTCTTCACTCCACCCATTTGTGCAGGTTGTGTACCAATCTTTCCAATCTCAGCATTTTGCATTTGTTGCATTTGGAATGTGTACTGACTTGCATATTTTTCTATTCTAGCCTTGAAGGCTTCATCTGCTTGCAATCTTTGTGCTACATCTGGTTGTGACGCATATTGCTGTAGTATCTGCAATGCCACTTGTGCTCCGTTAGGTTGAGCGGGCATTTCGATTCCAGCAAATATCTTAGACAAATCATCTGTAACTTTTTTAACTACTTCTTGTTGTGACGCTTCTATAGGTTGTAATATGGAGTCAGCCAACACAGGGTCAATTGAATTAGCTATAACTGTTAACAAATTATCTACATTTATTCTACCGCTCCTATCCATTGCTGTAAGTTGTGATAGTTGTGCTAATTTTTTCTCTTGTGTTTCAGGGTCAGTATTAAGCACGTCGTATGATATCACCACATCAAAGTTTTCGTCAGGGTTGCCCTTATCAAACATTTGTGGGTCAGGTACGCCTGAAACCCTAAAAAATGTTTGGTCAGAACCAAAACGTTGAAAACATCTAAATGCTAATTTAACAACTTCTGCTGTGTGGTTAAGAAACTTATTTACTAAAAATTGTTGTTTTAATTGACTTAACGCATCTTGGTCGAGTCCCATTAGCTTATCAGCTTGCCCCTGAAGAGTAGTTTCTATTTCTACGCTTCCTGTAGGCAATGGTGGTGTTGGACCAAAAGTAATTTCATCTTTTCTTCTGTATGGTATATATCTCGCAGGACCATAGTCTGTTGGTGCTTGACCAATTGGGTGCATTATAGGTGGCAATGTAGCTAAACTATTCCTGTCTACCCTAGAATCTCTTTCAACCTTAACTTGATTTTGTATACCTCTGAGCAAGTCAGGGGCAGTAATACTATCATATAATCTTTTTGAATCTTCAGAAAACTTAGTTACAATAACAGGATAATCTTCGTATCCGTTGAGCAACTCAAATAAAGCATATGGCTTTACCTCATCATTACCCTTGAAGTCTTTATGGAATATGGTGTAGTATATACCTTCTGAGCCATCTTCTTGGTCTATTAATCTTTGGTATCCACATATGAGCTCAATTAAATCTTCTGCTTTGTATCCGTAATCTGAAAGCATATCACTTCGGTTGCCTTCTTGTTGTCTTTCAATGTCGTATGTGTCAGTACCCCTGTAGTTTTCTATCATCTCTGCTACGAAGTTTTCGTCCCAACCATCTGTTTTTACTTTTTGTTCGAGTTCCTGTGGTGTGTAGTAATGCCTAGAAAAACAATATGGTGCTTTCTGTGGGTCTGTTACATAAGATGGAAAAAAGAAATCAAAGTCAGGAGCTTGTGTAGTTACGGTTGGTGCATTGACTTGTCGTCGCACTAGTGGTAACATAGCTTCCCCGGTCTTCTTTAAATCTTTCATTGCAGCTTTAGCACGTTTCTTTGATAGAGATGGAAATATTTGAGATAGTAATGTTAGAAACTCGTCTTCATACAATCCCTCTTTTATCATTTCACTTATAGATGGGTCTATTTGTGCTATCTGCTCTAACGTAAGTTTCTGTAAAAACTTTCTATCTTCTCTTTGCCACCCCACGTGTGTAATCAATATACCACGCTCTAATAAATAGTTAGCACCCAATTCCATTTCTTTTTCAAAACGATTAATATAACCTGATGTTATAAACCATTTTAAAAAACTAGATACTACCTTAGAACGAGCAATGTCGCCTACCTCTACAGGAAAAGCTCTAATGTTCGACCTAGACAAAGCAGACATCAAAAGTGCAACCAAACGTTGTATTCTTTCGTCAATGACGTGTGCTTCCATATCGGACGCACCTTCCCAAGGAAACGAGTCTGCTCCGTGTTTTCTGTGGTCACGACTTTTGCCCGCCCAATGATTTCTTCGATTGTCATAAGAATCTCTGCATAAATCAAAATAAGGCTCTAATTCAAGCACAGTAGATTCGTATGCTTTTCTTAGATAATTGACGCTTGGTTCTTTTTTGACATAAGTTAACTCTTCAGTAATGTCTTGTTCTGCCATATTTTAATATTGTATCACGGTAATCAATAGATTTTTGGTTTTACTGTTTCGTAAGTCTCATCATCTATTTGTTTAATGTCAACAAATCTTCCTTTGTAATTTCCTCCAACTTGTATTCGATTTAATCTAACCTTAACTACACCAAATTTTTCTGGTATGTGTACCATCATAAATTTTGGGTTAGGGCACATATTTCGTACTCTTCCCCTGTATACTGATGTTTCTACATTTTTTATTGGTATGTTTGCTTCAAGTGTTTCTTGACCCATTTCATCTATCCAAGTATTTTTACCTCGTCCCGTAATATTTTCCTCTTTCAGAAGGTGTGTCGCAAAAGTCATCAATTCATCAAATGTAATATTGAAGTCTTTTGCTAACTGTGTTGCTCGTAATTTAGCCACGTTAATAACCTCCCTTTGTTGTTCTAGTTGTTTGTAAGTCCCTTGATTTAATGTGTTTAGGACCTTCGCCACAATTTGACATTCTTAAATATCTAATAACGTCAAAAAAATCTTTGAGTGCCTCATCTGCTTTTCCGTTTGAACCATAGTTAATTAATGATTCTATGAGGTTCTGACACTCTTCGTGTATATAGCATTGAGGTTTATTTGCTGAATCTATCTCTAGGTTTGGATTATAATTAAACCACTCGTCTAAAGCATTTATACCCATCTCTTCATTGCGACCATCACTAGCCATAAAGACCATACCGAAGTCATCAAAAGATGTAAACAAGTCTTCATTGTTTTCGTTTTCTTTTGCAAAGAACCTAGAGTCACCTATTCTTTCAAATATTTTTATTTGGAGCTCATCCTCAATCTCTTTGAACATATTAGCGTAACCCTCTACGTTTAACCCTATCTTCTTAGACGCTGGTCCGTATCTCCACTTTGGGTCTCCAAATAGAGCCCACTCACCGTACGTAGCCCGGTCAGGAAACTCTTTACGTATATAGATGATATCATCTTCATCTACTGCTGCCCATATTGCAGTATAGTTTCTAGCACCTGCTGGGTCTACTACCATATAACAAGTAAATCTATCTGTCTCGCTAATATCAGGAAAAGTCATACCATACCTGTTTGGTGTATCTCCTAATACATTAACCTCTGTGTTAAATAGAGGTAAAAGTGTAGTCATTGACTTAACTGGCACACCATATGCTCTAACTAGTATTTCTTCTTTTGGTCTGCCCTCTAAGTCTTTTGCTATACGTTCGTAACCACCAAATGGATTTTCATCTGTGTGCATATAAACAATAGAAGCATCTCTTGCTGGGCTGTATTGCTTTATAGGTAAAGGTTTGTTATCTAACAATATTGCTTGTCTTGTTTCTAGTGTTTGTGCTCCTTTGAGATACTCAGATATAAAAGGCGTGTAACCATCTATCGGTGTAAAACCTATAATAAGTTTTGAGTTACGTGTAGCTAACCTAAACCGTAAGGTGTTTACCAAAGTTGAATCACCTAAGTATTCATCTAACCACGCTCCTATATTCAAAGCCCTTGGGTCTTTGTAGCCAAATTCAAAACCCTCTAGAATTGTTTGGTTATTTGTAAACTGCGTGTAAGTTTTAAAATCTACCCTTGTTTTAGTATCAGGAAAAATGAACGAACTACCAGTAAAACCATTTTGCATCGAATAATTTATATACCCTTCTATACCTTTTGTTTTCTTACGAAACTCTTTGGGCATCATCTCCCATATAGCTGCTTGTTGCACCTTAACAGATGTATCTGCATTTTGAGAGAAGCATACCAAATGACCATTCATATTGCTGATTACGCTTTGCATTATTATTTTGGCACACCCTGTTGTCTTACCACTACGATTACCACCTAGTGTTAAACATTCATTTTGTTCTTTGAGGCTAACTCTTATCCTATCCCATCCTATGAGGTCGAAACCATACTTTAATGGGTCTTCTTGTGCTGCTTTAATACGTCCCTCGTGGGCATCGTGTAGTTGTTTGAGTAAAGATTGGTCGTTTTCTGCTAACAACACTATCTCTTCATCGGTAGGAGCTACTAACAATGGGTGGGGTGTAAACTTGAGCTCCATCTATTCTTCTTTTTTACTTTTTTCTACAACCACTTGTCTGCAAGCCATAAACAAACAACCAAATATAATAAAAAACCAAAATCCAAAATAAACCGCTATAGTGCTATCTGTCATATTTTTATTCTTCTTCTTCTTCTTCTACGTCTACGTAGTCTTTGTTCATTTCAACAATAGCTTCACTACACAACATCTTACCCTCGTAATAACTACTTACTTGATAACCCAATATGCCCTCAGAATCTAATACAACTATTGCATACGTATCGTAAAACTCACCTAGGGTACACGTCGCTCTTTCTAGAGCTTCATCCTGTAATTTATTTAATGTATAATCATCCTCTTCAGGAAATTCATTGCTAGTTGCTGATGCCATCTTCTATTATCTCCGCTTTTTTTATTTGTTTAATTCTGTCGAGTGCTGCTTTTTTAGTTTGCTCGTAGTCTTCTTGAGTATACACTACCCTGTCTTCTGATATCTGCGTAGCCTCACCACGTGCAGTCAATGCCTCTCTAGATGAATTAGCCATTGCTATAGATAAATCCTTGAGGTCTTTCATTCCTACCTCGATGCTACCACTATCAATCCTTTGTCTTATCTGTGATATCACATCCTCAGTTAACGATGACATATTAATATAATTACGTGCTGCTAACTTACCACCGAGCTCGCGGAACTTGTTCTTAAAGTCAGAGTAGTCTACCAATGTATGTATAATTGTCTCTCTGTCTATCTTATGCTTCTTTACCATCTGAGTCTGAGATACACCCACAGCAAACAAATAAAGTATCTTAGCAACCTTCTCTGGGTCGTGACGTGATAAAGATTTTATCTTAGCTATCTCTTTCTGCGTAGACACGTCTTGTATCGCAAGCCTGATGCTGTCCATAAGCTTGTCCTTGTCAGCATTTGATTTCCCCATATGGTAAAACCTATACCTGTTATATATATATGTAAAGTATTAAATATAAGTATAGGTGTTACCAAAACGGAATATGGCTATTATAGGGGCTATCAAGAGATAATTTTTTTAAACCCTAGTTTATTCATAGCAATAATTTTTAACAGAAACTTGTTTGCCCCCGCCCCCCTGTGTGCAAAAAACAAAAAAATACGTTTATTTTATTAGATGC